TATAAGTTTGTCCGTAGGGGCAACAAATATTGGAAACCATATTATCGGAAACGGAATTCTTATCAACCCGCTTGGTGTTGGTATCAAGAGGCCGATAGGCCAATGAACTGGGACGAGATTTACCAATGTTGCAAGAGATGAAAACTTCAGCCACCAGGAGTAATCAAATATTGTTGGGTTTTTGCTGACATTCTTGAAGTTGAGATCCTTTCCTGCCTCTACCTTTGCTGGAACCTCCTTTGACTTGCAATTCATGTTTGCCAGCTCTGACGATATCTCCTTGTTTATGTTATCGATGTCTTCCTGTGCCTTTCTTTCCTTCTCCTTCAGATCAAGGTACTTCTTTGATATCTCCTCCTGCTTTGCCTTATTTTCATTTGCAATATCCAAGAAATCAGGCTCTATTGCCTCTTTTTCAAGAAACTGATTGAGGCCAAATGCAAATGAGTATTTCTCAACAGAAGCAACTGTTGATAGGAAGGCATCGTCTAGATCCTTTTCAGTTTTCTTGGCCTGCTCTGTTATCTTTGCCGCAGAGTCCGTAGAATCTTTTTGAGCCGTATCAAGATACCTTAGCAATTCATCTGGTATGTCTTTAACTTTGCCAGAGAGTGGTGTTTTTTCCTTGTTTATCTTTATCAGAGGTGATGATTGGAAAAGACCAAGAAATCCGCTTTCTATCTCTATATCGAACTGGTTGCTGAATCCAAAGATGATCTCTTCCATCTTTTCCTGCACATCTGATCTATCCGATGCAAATGCGTAGTCTTTGTTTATTGTTGAAAGAATCTTCTGTATCTCTGCTGCTCTTTCCTTTGACTTCTGATCTGTCGAAGATGATACATCATTTAGTTCGTCTTTAAGCCTGTTTACTTCTCCGTAACCGTTGAGGAACGCTTGGTAGTATGAATTGACTATTGTCTCATAGTAATAGTCCAGCTGTATCTCTTGGATCTTGTTCTTTACGTCCGTGTACGTGTTGACTTTTTCCTGGACCTTCTTCGCAATGTCCTTCATCTTTGCTATGCAGTCAGGGCCGTTCTTTGGGAATATGTCTGATTCGACAGAATTTTTTGCTTCCTGCAGAAGCTGATTAAATGAATCATCTGATGGTTCAGGAAGAAAAGAATCATCTAGTTGAAGGTCCTCTGTTGGAAATGTTGTGGAAACTTCCTGTATTGTTGCCACCTTTTCTGGAACTGGTGGTGTTGGTTCACAAGCAGCATCAATCAGTTCCTTTTCTGAAAACTCTGGAGTCTCTGTTGTTTGTTGTGGAACGCACACATCTGCAAGATCTATCTCTATCGGCCTAAACTCTTGGCCAGGATCAACGATAACAGGTTCTTCTATTGCCTTTGCAAGCTCATCGACAGTAAAATCCTGTTGCATCCTTTGAAGAACCTGTTCTATGTCCAGAAGCGAAGGTTTCAAGAGCTCTTCATCTATCTCCTCAAGGCCGTTCTCCTTGAGTATAGCATTCAGCTGTTGGATGTTGGAAAGAGACGGCTCTTCAAAATCTATGAACTGTATGCCATCAAGTGTCTTTGTCTTTGTATTTTTCCTTATCTGTCGTATGACAGGCTGAACATCACTTGATAGCTTGAATATGGAATTGAACCACCCTATTATTTGTTGAAAGTCTATCACTTTTAGGGCCTTATGCTGTTGTTTTTACAGTCTTTGATAGTGCAGATCTTGCCTGTTGCATTGTTGCTGTGGCCACGCCAGGAGATGGAGGCCATTTCAAATCAACTGTTGCTGCCAATGTATCCAAAGCAGCAAGCAAGACTTCTCCTAAAAGAACAGAAAACTCAGGTGATGTTCCAAGTTCTGTAAGGCCACCATTTACATGGACATTTGGAGAATTGACTTCAACCTTGCTTCTTGCATTTACAGTTATCTGACCTGCCTTAAGTTCTATGTTTGACTGACTTTCCTTGTGGTCTATAAGTATCGATTGATCTGGGTTTATTGATATGCTGCTGTCTTTGTAATAAACCTGCATCCCATTCGAAGGGGTAAACCATATCTTGAGGTCCTGGTCTTCGTCGTAAACTATTACGTGTGAGTCTTGGTATGTTTCTGATAGCTCCCTTCTGAGTTTATCATTCAGATGTATGACCGAACACCAAACAGGGTTGTGTATGTCCTCATTCATGAACATAACCTTCACAGCAGTCCCGGGTTTTGGAATTGATATGCTTCCTCCACCTTTGCTTTCACCACCAGCAAAGACGTTGCTGCCTTGGTAAAAGGACCAGGGAAGGTCTTCATTAGAAACATTATCATACACTCCAAGCACTCGCACTTTGCAACGACCAAGTCTTTCTGGATCGTTGGAATCTATGACAAATCCAACGTAGTCCTTTTTAAGATCCAAAGTCATCTTCTACCTTAGGTTTTTCAAATGCTATGTTGTTTGGAACGTCATCTAGCACGGTTGGCTTCACAAATGCTATGTTATTATCCACACCTGTTGCAACCGAAGGCCTTCCAAAGGTAATAGTTTGGTCTATTGTTGTTTCAACAGTCGGCCTTTCAAACTGAATGTTTTGGTCCAGTGTTGTTGCGACAGTTGGTGCAATGAAACCGACATTGTTATCAAGCCCTGTTTGAACAGTTGGTGCCATGAGGTCTACACCACTTCCTTGGTCTGTGTTTACTGTTGGAGCAGTAAGGTTAACAGAGTTGGAAAGTTCTGTCTGGACGGTTGGCTTTGTGAGCCCAACATTATCATCAATTTCTGTTGCAACCCCTGGCTTTAGCAGGGAAAAGTCAGAGAGCTCAGTCTCGACCTTTGGTTTTCTAAAATCTATTTGGTTTGCCACTTCATCTCCTATTGTTGTTCCATCTCCTGCTACATTTGGGGGTTCAAGATTTACTGATTCTGATATGTCTGTGTTAACAGTCGGACGCCCAAAATCTATAAGGGATGGATTTTCTGTTATGTTTGCTGTCTGTATGGATGTTTGTAAAAGCGATGTTGCCAGCGAAGCAAGTTCTGCTTGTTTTGTGATTCCATCTAGTTGTTGATTGTTTAATCTATTGCGATCTGGATAAGGAAGAGAAGCTATCCTATCTCCGGTTATAAATGTCAATCTATTGAGAAAATTCTGTGATACATTTCTACTTAAATCCAGTAGGACCTGGTTGTAGTTTCCTTCATAAGATCTTATGAAAGGTGCAAGGAGAGATCGGTAGTTTGTTATATCAGCACCCTGATTCAGTTCAGCACCGCTTCCGCCCTGTTTTATGACAAAATCCCTCTTTATCTCACCAAGCATGTAATTCAAAAGAAGGTAAGAATTTGTCTCTTGCACCCTATGGACCTTTATCCCAAACGACGGTGCCAGCTGCACTGGTGCCTCAGATGCATCCAATGCCGATGGGATTATTCCAGAAAAGTCAAATTCACAGTCAAGGCACCTGAATGCAACGGAAGATACATGGTTCAGCCAATCCGTTGTGTTTGATTCTACAAACGTCCTTAGGTTTCTTGCTTCTCCGATGAGAATTGTCATGTTGAACCTCTTCTTGTCCATCGTCAAGAGGTCTCTAAAGTATCTTCTATCCCTTGTTGCCTTTCTGTAAAGATCTGCAAGGGCTGTTATTCTTAGATCAACCGTTTCATAACAGCTTATTGTGAGATCAACTGGAGCGCTTTGTGTTGATGATCCATCTGCGTTTGGATATCCCCATTTCCATAAGTTGTCTATTCCGGTCAAATTCTTAAAGAACCAAGGGAAGTCGTTTGTTATTCTTCCCAAAAGCCATGTAAACTCCTTTAGTGCCTCTGCTCTTTCTAGCTCTCCCATCCTTCTGAGATAGCTTACAGCGCTTTCGTCTCTTGACTCGTTCAGTAGAAGACCTTGCATGACTTCATCGTTTGATACTATTGGCTCGAAATCAAACAGTATCCTAAACGTTACAAAGGACGGATCATTGTACTTGAGCTTCTGTTCATTGGGATTTCCGGAAGATTCATAAACGAACTTCCGATCCAAACGACCTACACTGAAAAGACTGCTGCTCATTGATCCTGAAATTTTGTTATGAGTGCAGCGTCTGGCGTGTGTTCTGGGTTTGGAATTGCCATGTTTGACCTCTGCTGCGCCTCATCCCAGACAAAGTCGTCAAAGCCTAGCTCAACAAACCTGTCATGTATTGCCTTGTCATAGTATGATGATATGTATCTCACTGCACGCTGTATCTCTGGCCTTCTAGGCTCTTGTGTGTTGTTTCCTCCACTGTTCATGTACTGAAGGTAGCACAAGCGTGGGACATGTATCATCCTAGTGTTTAAGAAGCTTCTTACAACGAGTTCATAATCATCAGCTATGTGGAGCTTTGGGTTGTGTCCTCCTATGCTGAAGTAGAATTCAGACTCCCATGCTCTTATGTGGTTTGGTGCTGCAACAATGTGTCGTATGGTCTTTGGGTTTATCGGAGCGGTCTCACATGTGTACACTGCACCGTTATAGTGTGCGTCATAGTGTCTTCCGTAGCCAAAGCCCCAGAACGATCCATAGTTTACACATCCGCCGGTCTCAAACACTTCTGATGCATCCGTGTAAAGAAACTTTCCTTCTGGATATTCATTGAACCCCGAAACAACGTGGTCAAGGGCCCAAAATGTTAGAACATCATCGTGGTCAAGCTCAACGAGGTACTTCCCTGTGCACAGACCCGCTGCATATCTCTTGACCTCTCCTATCATTCCACTTGGCCTGCTGCCCTTGAAGACCTTTATCCTATGGTCCTGCTGTGCAAGCTCAAGAAGCATGTCATACGTCTTTCCGCCATCATTAGAGTCATCATAGAGCACCCATTCCCAGTTCTTGTGCCTCTGTGCCTGAAGGGATGAAAACACCCGATATATCCTGTTTCCTGTTCTATACGTAGGAGTGAAACAGCTGACAAGAGGATCTGCCATGTTCTTCTCAACATTCAATGTTGAATCTATGAAACACGTGTATGCATTGTCTCCGATTAACGTATCTTCTGTGTACTCATCGACATGTATCCACTTCCTTCTTATGCCATATGGCGCATTGAACAGCTGGGCATAATCTGAGCTGTTTCCTGTCGTTATGAAAACCGACGGGTTTATCTTGTTTATTATGCCATTCAGATCATCTTTATCAGAAAAGTAGTGGCATTCAAAATCATGGGACTCCCAGTCTATGTAATTACTAGACTTGAGCTTTATGTCCTGGATCTTTGATGGATCCTTTGAAAATATTGCAACAACTGGTGTTATTGGCACGGCTTTATTCCTTTATTAGTTTATTGTCTTGCTGATGATGAGACCCACTCTCTCTTTGATAGGTATATCACCTGGGAGAAACCTACCTGTTGGCCCGGGTCGTATACTATCTTGTGTCCCTTGACGTAGTAGAAATCACTGAGAAATGAATTCAGAACTGAGTGTGTCCTGTCTGTCATCATGTACTTTGGATCCGTTGTGGTCAAGGAATCGATGTTATCTCCGTAGTTGAATAATAGTACTGGAACCCTTTGACCCCTGTGTATGAACAGATTAGGGTTCATGAGGTTGGCTTCCAGCATGATCTTTTCTATCTCCATTAGATTGAACGTGTTTAACATTTCAGCAAAGTTGTAGTTCTTATGAACGTTCCCAATTGGAGATGAGTACTGCATACCAAGCCATGTCCTTGAAGGCTGCAATCCTGTGCCAAAATTGAGATACACTGGCGTCACATTCTGTGGAGCATCCGCAGTAGACAATGGTGTTACTTTATCAAGAACCACAGTCTTTGAAGGAAAATCATACATTGAATAGTCCTTTGCGACGCCTTCTTTGTATGTTATCAATGATGCATTATTGATGACATTGAATCGTGATATGTAGTTGTTGAACGACATGGTCCTCAGATCATTTGTCAATGCAAAAACATCGAGCTCCTTTTCAAACGTTGAATTTTTGCTTGGCACTCGAATGTTTAGATCACTTATAACTCCCGGCTGACCATCTGGCGCATACGTGAACTGTCTGTTGACGTTTACAACGTTGAGGTTATAGTAGAAGTCTACGAATGTAGTAAAGAAGCTGTTTTCATCCTGCCACATATGCCGCGTGACATTGTTGATGAAATTCTCATAGTTTCCGACCGTCATCCACTTCATGCTGTCATCGGTTCCATCAATGTTTGATGCAAAGCCTATCTCAAGCTCCTCACATACCTTCTTCAAAACATCGTAGCTTGTTCCTGTCAAAGAAAAGGTCTTCTGGGAATAGAAGTTTGGAACATACAGTCTTGCAGTTATCCTTAAAAATGATTCTCCTACATCGCCCTGGTATTGGCTTCCGATGTAATCAACTGTGACAACTTGGTAATCATTTCTTATTGGTTTGATGTTATCATTAGGAGACCTCAGGAATATTGATACTATATCACCTGCCCTAGGAAATATCCTCTTGAAGAAATCTGCCTTTCCACCCATAAGGCTCATTGTCATGAACAGCTTTGGCATGAATCCCATGCAGTCTATCTCAAGACGGCCTAGCAAACTTGCAGGAACTTCCTTTCCATTTATCACGACATACGGATACGCCTGTCCGACAAGAGAAGCTGTGTAACCCTGAGGACCACCAGTTCCTAACTTCTCAGATGGAGCAGAAAGCGTGACTAGGTTGAGTTTTGCCTTTACCCGTTCTTTTATGTTTACCTGTTCTAACAAATTAAACTATTCGATTTTTGATGAGCCTTGCAAGAAGCTCGCCCTTGCTTATGGGAGCGCTCTCATTTGTTATGCACTTTCCAATGTTTGGAGCAAATATGACTTCTCCGCCTTTAATCAGAAACTGTTTATCACCAAAGTCTGCAAGGCTAGGAGGAAGACCGCTGCCATCCTCTTTCAACTGGTCAATCCCCTTTTCAAAGGATTGGTTGAACTTTTGTATCGCTGTTTCTTGGTTTGGGTTCTTGTTTATGTCCTTGAAGTTCAACCTAAAATCCAACGGAACTTCACTTGGAACCGGTTCTGTTTCGACCTGCACTTCTCTAGAAAATGAAACTGTGTTTGGTATGACCAGGACATCATCGATGTTTAGAGCATATGGGTTTGATATTCCATTCATCTTACATATCTGATCTTGGTATGTGTCTTCTCCATATGCACGAACAGAAACAAGATCAGGCCTCGCCTGCTCTCCATCTACAACCTTTGCAATGGTCTGCATCCTTGCATTGACAGATTTAAGGGTCCTTGCTGCTATATCAACAACCCTTTCCATTGTATCTTCTATGACCTTTTCTGGCTTCCTAGAAAGAATAAATGAATCAAACATCTTGCTGTAATTTTTTTATTATCCAGTAAGAGTCCACAAGATCGTCTACTGGTTTAACAACTTCTTCTCCCTTTAGAATCAGATCTAAGGAATGCTTTATTTTAAGAAACACCTGGCTGTTCTGAAGCATTGCATCATCGCTTTCAATAAACTTCTCTAACATATCCTTCTTCTTAAACTTAGCACCTCCAGCAAATGCCTTTACTGTTATTGGAGGATAAAAGAATATGTCATTGACAGTCAAGGAAAGGGTGTTTTTTATGAGATTCCTCAAAAGAAACTGATAGGATACCAATTCAAGCAGACTATTTCCTTTGCTGTTAAATGAATGCCCTTCAAATGCAACAGAAGAAACATCATTCTTCTTTAGAACATCAACAATCGATGAGCATAATGCTTCTGAATCCAGGAGCTTTGACCTTTCAGTTGCACAGTAGTCATCTCCTTTTGTTCTCTTTGGAAACATATGGCTGGTAAATCCAGCACCATCAAGATCAAAGTACTTCGTCTTCTCTCTTCCAAAATGATGCCAGTGATAACCAGCATCCGACAGTACGGTTATACACGTTGAGTTTATGCTGAAATCTATTGATGCTATGTTCTCCATTTTTATAAATCCCTTGGATTATCAGTTTGTCCATCCCGTGCCCTTGATATGTGAGGAGTAGGAAGTATTGTTTCGCTATTTGATGTTATCTTATGGAAATTTGATAGAGACTCAACAGTAGATTCTGGTAGGAATCCCATGAAATCAAATATTCCACTTCTTCCAACCTGCTTTGATATTTCCTCTTGGACCTGTTCAAGTTCCTTTCCTTCAAATAGATCAGGCTTTGGTATGTACAACGGACCAAATCCATCGTTGAACACTGATTCAACATCTTGGTTTGCCCTTGACATTCCTGGCTTGAGCCTAACAGTTGCTGTCATCTCTGTTGGAAAATCATCAGGCCCAAGCTCATTGTTGAATGATATATCAACTCCTTCACATATGAGGTTTCCTATCACAGCTATTGGTTTGAATGGGTTTCCGACAGTTAGATGCCATTCGCCAACAGGGGCGCCAGTCCTGAGGGCCTGAAAAGCAGGCATAGATGCGTTTCCGCCGCCCTCAGTTAAACCAAACAAGCCTGCAAGAAGGTCTATTGCTGCAAGGTTCTTCAGCTTGTCTGGTATTCCAGCGGATGCTGCATCTGCTGCAGTTGCTGTTGCTCCAGTATCTCTTCCACCAACAATTCTATTGTTTTGTGCCTGGCCTGAATTCCTAGGCGTTTGTATGTTTGAGTCTCTAAGGGCAAGAAGGCCCTTTATTGCATCAACAGTTGGCAGCTCATTTCCAAATGCTTCTCTTATGATCGTCTCAAACTGTTGTGTTGCACCATCAAAATTTCCTGTCCATATGAGCTTAACAAACTCAATTGTTTGTTTCTCATCCAACAGGGGAAATATTCCCTTGTTTAGATAGAACCTCGCCTCGCCGCCCCAGAAGTTTCCTCTGTAGTGGGTTGTAGCAAGAATGTTTGCCATTATGTCAAGCATTGCAGCCTTTGCATTTATGTGGCCTATTGCCTTTAGTGAGTACTCAAATTTAATGTTAATTGAGCCATCACCCATAATACCACCAGAAAGGCCTGATTTTCTTTGTTGTGTGGTTAGTATCCTGTTGTATGGCTCTCTATAAAGGTCTGATAGGTATCCGCCTTGTGCATATGGGTTAAACGTATCTAAATAGCTACTTATTCCAGCAAACCTTGCAGGGTCTATAACTCCAGTGTATGCAAGGACTCCGGCTGCTAACTCAGATGCTGTAACTCCAGGAATAGACGATGCAGCAGACTGTATCTTATTAAAGAATTGTTTTCCTGTCTCTGCAGTAGAACCACCAATGATGCCTGCAGCAGCCCCTGCACCAAGGTTCAATCCAAGATTTGCTATTCCAGCAGTAATCTTTGCAAACCGGCTTGCATCAAACATTGTTGTTACATCCAGTGGCTGTCCATTGTTTAACACTATATCATTGACCTTGGACCCAGAAGTTTCTTCCCATTTTGATGATACCGATATCTTTATTATTGTGCTTAAATCGTTTCCAGATTCTCCTCCAAAATATGTCACCATCTGTGATATTGGATTGTTAGACCATCCCTTTATCTTGTAGGCACCTGCCTTGCTTGTTCCTCCACCAAAGTAAGGGCTCCTTGTTAGGTTGTCCTGTATTGGAAACATGTAGCGTCTTAGCGTTACCAATCTTGTAAGGGGAATACGATTGTAGTACTTTAACCAAAGAAAATCTGCTGCCCTGTATGGTGTCGGGTTTGATTGTGAGAATCCGCCAAACTTTGATAATATTGCAGAAAGCGTGACCTCTCTTCTTCCTATCTTTGAAACACCCATCCTGGATTCTTTATCAAGAAGAAGCCTGGACTGCGCTGCGCCATCATCGCCGGATGACATTCCATTTGCAACCGTGTTAAGCCTAAACACGTAGTGTGGGTTAGTTATAGGTTCAACACCCTGGAATCCAACAGGCGGCGGTGGAGGTATAGAAGGCCCCGATGGGCCAACTCCAGAAGCAGGAGGTTTAACATTTGGTGTTTGGGAAGGCGCCCCCTTTGAGTACTGCTTGTTTGCATCCAATGGACCATAGAATGCATATGATAGCCTTGAATCAACAACACCAAGGTTTGTGGTCTTTGCTGCTGCTGGATCCAACAATGAATTAACAGCACCCCTGAACACATCTTTGATGTCCTGTACGACGCCTCTTGCAATTGAATTTCCTTGCTGTGCTGCCTGATTTACAAGGCCTCGTGAAAGGTTGTTTGCAAATGTAGAAAGCTCTACTCCGGGGTTTCTAAGGAGATTTTCCACATTTATCTGTGTTAGTTCATCTCCTATGAACGTCCCTCCAAAGTTGGAAGAGATCCTTGCTATTGGAACAAGGTCTTGGCCGGATTGGAATAAGTTTCCAACAACACCAAATGATTGCGGAAATTCAAGAACCGAAAACCTATCAAAGTTTGGGCTTAGTGTATTTGCTGTTGCTGGATCAACACCCAATACATTGTTGACAGTTGTCTTTAAGGTCTTTGCAGGATCAGATCCAAACACTATCCCAGAGGTTATGGTAGAGGTGACTGAGCCCTCTATCATACTTGTTGGATCTGGTGGAAGAGATAATTTTAATGCGTCTGCAAAGATGCTCATGTTACTACTTGAAAGTTTAGGATGTTGTTGATGTAAACATCAATTATCATCGTTCTTGATATTTCACCGTCTGTGACATAAACGTCAATCTCAACATTCACTCCTGTAAAGTACGGTTTTATGTACTCAAAATACTGCCTGTCTATCTCTTGACGTATTTGGTCCTGATCAAAATCAAACTCAAACAGCATGTCCTCAAGATTCAAGCCGTAGTATGGGTAAGCAATGACTTCACCTGGCGAAGTGGCAAAAAGCATCTTTAGCTGCTCAACAAGATCTTGGATGTTATCATTCTCCTCCATCTTGTTTGCCACATACTTTGGATCGTCTTCGTTTCTGAGATATATGTCTCTAAGCATATGTTATTAGTGTACCTGCAAGAAGTAGTCTGGAACGTTTTCAGTGTCTATCTTCTCTAGAACCTTGTCGACCATTGCTTGACCCTGGCTCTCAAATATGGAGGCGTTTATCTGTGCGCCACCAGGAAGATTGAAGCTTATGAACGAATATACCCTTGCCATAGAGACCAATGCCTTTCCTTTGACGTAGTCAATGAAGAGTGGGTCATCATACAGACTCTGTTCAGGTATCTTCGTCATAACCCGACATGAAACATCGTATTTCGGATTTCTTCCAAGCAGGGTCAAATGGTGCGTGTTCTGGTTGTAGTTGTATTGTATTCTTTCCAAAAAGTATGCACGAGTAAGATCGTAATATGCATACTGAGCAGTTCTATAGACAAGGTCATCACTTCCGAATGGCGCAAGATATAGCTCGGCTGCTATCAGACGGTTTTCTGTTATATCCTGGTCAACCATTCCAAAGAAGTTGGCAGACTTCATTTCCTTGACATCAAGAACGCTCACAACACAATCAGGAAGAACTATCTGCCTTCTATTTGATTTCCACACAGAATCAAAGGTGGACCTTGGAAGTATGTAATAAACAGTCTCAACTGCATATTGATAGTTCTGAAAGAACCATCTGGCAGCATCATTTATTATCCTATCAATCTCTTTTATTCCGATTGATGTTGATATTGCACCAGATGCCGTGATTTCGTCTTGGACGAGCTCTATGAGTTGATCTTTTACCATGCCGTATATATCAAAAAAGAAAAGGCGCATATGCGCCTTTATCTAGGTTTGATCACTTGATCAACGTGTTTATGCAACTTTTTTAGAGAGTCATCATCTACCAAGAAGTACTTCTTTATCTCTATGTCCATGGAAGGAAGTGCTTTTTTTATGTTTTTGATGGTTTCCAAAGAGATGGACGGGTTTATGTAGTAGATGCAGGTCTTTCTCTTCTTTATGGCAAACTCAAACTCCTCCTGAAGAACGAGGTTCATCAGATAAACAGACGTGTTTACCAATCCATCTGGGCCTTTGTTCTTTATCTTAAGAAGAAGCTTGTTTACATCAATGATGTATGGCTTTGATCCAGATGCATACTTTGGAAGGTTGACCTTCTCTTTTGAAAAGACAAAATTCATGACTTTAGCTTTTTCATAGAGATCTTATCCTGGATCTCTATGTTCCTTTCAATTATGCTGCTAACACTCTCTTCTGAATATCCTCTTTCAACAAGGAAGGAAGCAGTGGATTCATTTGACTTATCCAGGAACTCTCTTGAATGACGTATGACATCTTCTGTGTTTGAAGTGTGCAGCTGCTTACCATTTTGGATGTTGTTCCTAACATTTTCAAACCAGTCCTTGTAACCCAGGCGGTTCTTTAATTTTACATAGCCGCTCTGCTTCAGCATTGCACGCCTGAGCTTCCTGTTAAAGTTGATGTTTGGTATTGGGCCAAGTCCATCACTAAGATTTACTTCTTGAGCTGACACACCCTGTGTTTGTTCTTCTGATGTCTGTTCTGGCTGTTGATTTTCTTCTATCACTTCTCTCCTCCGTAAAATTTTGTTATGCTCTGTTTCATTGAAGTCTTTAGTGTGTCCTGATCAATGGAATCGATTATTATATCTATCACTTCATTGACCGTTGATTCGTCAAATGTTTCATTTATCATATTAAAGAATGCAGATGTCGGCATCTCAAGCTTTATGTCCAGTGTTATGTTTGTATCATTCTTTTTTGCACGTGTTAAAAGATCTGTTGCAAAGCTCGAATGCTTATTCTGCCTCTGCCTCTCTCTTTGAGCGGGTGGATCTGCACCAGCAGAAGAAGGATCAAACCCAAGTATGCTGGCATGATCGGCCTGCACAGGAGATTCAGCTGATCGGTTCTGCCTTTGCTCAGCTTTCCTGTTCTGTTTTGCTGCTGGCTTTGGATACATGACATCAAGATCGAGTTGTTTCAGTGCAGCACCTGCTGATGGAAGTATTATGAAATCCTTTCCGACATTTGCCATTGGCACCTTTCGGCCTCCAGAGAGGATGGCAACGTCCTCAAACGTCTGTCCATCTTGCATCATCTCTGCAGTTTCAACTTCTCCTCGTTTAGGGCCTGTGATCCATTGAAGGTATTGGTTATTCATCGAATAGCTCCACTATATTTTCCTTGTAAAATTTCATTCTGTCCTCTGGCATATCATCCAAGGACTGCGAGACCATAATCTTTAATGATATTAGACTGTCTGAAAAAAAATCAGCAACACCTCTCCTTGAAACCAGGTCTGAGTTTGATCTGAAGTTTTTTTCAATGCCATTGATTCTCCAGAAGACGAATGGATAAGAATCTATGAAGTGTATTCTAAGTTCTTTCCACCCTGCTGGTTTTATGTCAACCTCTTCTGCATTTTTCCAGTCAAGGTCATCTTCCATATTGTAATTTATGGACATCTGTCGATTCCTCCTATTGTCTTTGGCCAGAAGACATCCTTCTCAAGCCCCATCAGCTTTATGACGTGATCAAGCTCTTGATCTGCATTCAGGCCATTGGGAAGAACCCAATATTGGCTCTCGATCGGCTTTACATGTCTTGCCTGAACATCGTCAATAATTGCAAGCCTTTCATAGTTTAGATCCCTTGCCCAAAGAAAGTCCTGTGCCCATCCAGAGTATGTTATGGTAAAAGTTCCAAGAACCTTCTTGAGCGCTTCTGTCTTAAACAGAGGGCACATGATCTCAACATAGTTTGTGTACCTCATGAACTTCATTGGGTCATTTAGGACCAATGGAAAACTATGATAGCTATCATGCGTAAGAGATGGCTGACATACGTTTAGGTTATAGTCCTGTGCTATCCTAAAAAGCCTTTCTATATCATCTGCTTCAAGATGAACATCATAGTCTGGCATCCATATCCAATCGTATTGATCAAGTATGTCATACTTCTCGATGAACCTCTTGTATATGTGATGCTTGAATCCCTTATCATTAACATAATACTTTGCTGATCCATGCACCCAAGGACCGTCATTCCACTCATCAGGTTTGAAATTTATGAGTGCAAGATCAAAGCCAGAATTTTTTAGGTTCTTACTGTTATAGAACCCATCCTTTGCAGTAGTTGCTATGACAAGGTTTCTGTTCACTGCTGAGGAGCCTCTTGTTCTTCTTGGGCTGAAGCATTAACAGCCTCAACAGACCTGTCAGGCCTAAAGAACACTATTGCATCATAGATGATCTTTGCTTCTTGCATTGTGTATGCACCAAGCCTTTGTGCATGCTCTGCTGCATTGACAAGCACATTGATTGCCTTTGCTGGATCATCAATAACGTAAGCAGGAGTCTGCTGACGCTCTTGTGGGGTTTCGTTGTTTTCCATTATTCCTCTACAAAAAATTTGTGAAATATGTCTATGTAGTCGTATGTGTTGAACACTGAAAAGTCATTTACCTGTTCCATGTAGTCAACGAATTCAATTGCGCTTTTGCTCATGCCAGATTCTGATGAATCAAATATTGGCCGTGTCATTCTTAGCTCAATTTCATTTTCTGGGTTTACATCTTCTAGTCTTAGCTTCTCAACAAGAGAGAAGTGCCTCTCGTAGTAGTGTGTGTTGTCTGAGCAGTGGTAGTATGTTCCAATCCCAAGATCTTGGTACTTTGACTTCAGTTCAAGGTACATTGATTGGTAGACAACAGAGAAGAAAGGTGCATCGTACTGAAGGCCATAGAATATGTC